CGAAGATGGAGAGATAGAGTCTTCATTGACGAACTTTTCAAGACTGAATCACGTGGTCAAAGTAGTGATTCACAAGGTGGATACTACTACCCTAATAACAAGGCTAAGACAAACTCAACTACTCTTACTGCTTATACAGCTACAGAGTACGCTTCTGAGCGCTTTAAGTTCAATGTAAAAACTGACCTTCTAGAAGTTGTTAAGAGTCTACGTAAGCGTCACGTACCAGTTTTCGCAGATGGCTACTATCGTTGCATAGCAGATCCTTCACTTATGAAAGATCTTCGTGCTGATCAAGGCTTCCGTGAAGTTGCACGTTACCCAGGAATGGGCGCTCCTAACCCTCTTATGGGTGCACAAGCTCCTAACTCAGCTATCTACGGTGGCGGCCAATTCGGTCAGGCACAGTTTGTAGCTGGTGAGCCAGTTATGCCATCAGGCTTCGTTTTTGAAGGTGTAAGATTCTTCGAATCTACAAACTTCCCAAGCAAAACTATCACGGTCGACATCGGTGATGGTAATGGAGCCGTTTCAAAAGACACTCCTGCAGGATTATTCTTCGGTCCTCAGGCAATCGGTGTAGGTATTGGTGGTCCAAATGCTCAAGTTCTAATTAATAACAACGATGACTTCTCAAGATTCATCATTCTTATTTGGCAGCTTTATGCTGGTTTTGCGAACTTGAATAAGGACTTCATCACTACAGCCTTCACTGTATCTGAGTAAGGAGGTATTTAACTAATGGCAACTTACAAATCTAGCGCTGGAGCCGTTCTTCAGCCAGGCAACCAGATTAATAGACTTTCTGGTTTCAACGATGAAGGTGTATTCGGACTTCCGGGTGTAGAAGCATTTGAACTTCTTGGTTATGCCAAGGTATCAAACGTAGCAGCCGATAAGGCTTCCTATAAGAGCTTCAGCATCACAGTTCCTTCTCCTGATCGCCGCTCCGGTGACAGGGTCCGTAACGACCGTACCAGTCTTGTAGTAAAAGCTAGTGCTACACGTCCTGCTTATGTTTATGGCGCTTCAATCGCTATTGCACAGGATGTTCCTACACTTGCTGCAGATCGTGCAGGCTTCCCTGCTGCTCCAGTTACAGCTGCCCTAGGCGCAACAACTGGCGAATTACTACTTCTTGGTCCTGACAACAGTGGTTCACCACTAGGTGTTCCTGCTACTCAGCTTAATGGTTTAGCTGCAGCTAGTTCTTCATTGACTGCTGCTTCTAGTGCATTTGCTGTAGGAGCTTCTGACGTAACAACAGGTGATCTACCTTTCTGGACAACTGTAACGTCTACGATTGCTCGTGCAGACGCAGCTAACTCTATGATGTATAAAGTTACTGCTGATACGACTTTCAAAATCTACAATGTCGACGCTATTACCAATACTTCTGTATCTGGTGACGGTGTATATATCAGTGCAGACGATTCTGATGCTGGCCGTGCAGGATATATTCTTGCTCGTGTTAACTATCTACGTCCTGCTGCTGCTGTTTCTTGGAATGATATCCAAGGATTCATCGACTTTGCTTCTCAGGTAGGCGGTAACGACGAGTAATAATCTTTTAGATTAAAAGAATTAGGCGGGTCCTTGTGGCTCGCTTTTTTCTTGTCTATACTATTTATATCTAATTTTTACTTTATGATCCCCTTAGCTCTTGCTCTAATAATTGGAATTACTATTCTCTTTTGGATTTTGATTAGTGATAATTCCCATCCAAATCATCCTGCGTGATGTTGAAAGCAAGGATTTACTTTGGTAAGCTAATCAGAGACTAACAAATCGTTTTATGTTGTACCAGTACAGAATCACAGGTGGTCTTGTGGAAGTCATATCAAAACATGGCGATGGGATCATGATGTGTCTTGATGCCCAAGATGAAGTTCTTTATGTAGATGAGGGAGATTTAACTCCCCATTTAGATGCTACTAATGAGAAGTTGCGTACAGAAGAGAGGCTTACTGCAGAGTTAGCAGCTGAAGGAGTAAAGCCTGCTAAGTTAACTACGCGAGAGACATTCCCAGTCGATGTACGTGTCAATATTAATAATGCTTCTGCACGTCAAATTGCGGATGCATTACCTGGTGTTGGTCTTAAAACAGCTAGGGACATCAAAGATCTTCAAACTTCTCAGTCTGGAGAAAAGTTTCAAAAACTAGAGCAGTTGAGAAATATTAAAAGAGTAGATTGGGATCAGATTTTCAAAGAGAACTTAGTCCGAGTAGACTAATACTAGGCTCGTTTTAATGTTGATTAATGAAGCTTGATACATATGTACAATCTAAAGTCCGCTGGCATTTAGGTTATAACTTAACTTCAGTACCTGCTGGTGACCAAGCTCGTCTTGAAGAAGCAATGAATAATATTCAAGACTCATTTTGGTATGACAAAATTGTTGAGCAGATTAGTCGTTGTGACGAAGCTGAAAAGCGTACCGATATGACCGGTAGTGTCAATAATGATTCAGTGCCAAAGAGTCGTATTGAAAGTATTTTGGGTGACGTTGATAGAACAATTTCAACATCTGATTTTAAGGAGACGCTAAAAACTTGGACTCAGATTTATTTATATGAAACAGATCGCTTAGCATTGCATTTATATGTTCCAAACTATCGTAATCCAGAGCAAGCTCGTTATCGTTTTAATAGAGAGGGAGCTGAATTTATTCAGGCGCTGCCTGGACCTGCTGATATTGCAGTAGGTACTAGACTCCTTTTAGAATCTAACTATCGTTAAGTATGGCACTTGATCCAGCTGCTAAAAGAGAAAGAGCTAAAAGATTAGCTACAGATTATTCTGCTTCTCAGAATGAAAGGGATAATCAAGATCGCGCAAGGGGTCATCAAAGACGTGGCGCTATTGCGGAAGGTGCAGAGAAAATGAGTAGGGGTAGTCTGGATAGGGAAACTGAAAGAGTTGATAGGCCACCTCTCAGTGAGACTACGGAAGTGGATCCTAAGTTACATTCATCTAATAGTAATAATAGAGCTGAGAGACCAACAACTACTAGACTTGAGATGTTGAAAAACAGATCTCAACGTTAAGGAGAAAATTATGTCTATTATGGATGATCTCGATTGGGGTCTTGACAATGATGATTATGGAACTAAAGAGTCCAAATCAGATCCTAAATCTTTAGGTGGATATAAGAGATGGACTTCTGCTTCAGATAGAGAAGCTACCACTAAGAAAAGTAAGAGTAAAGAATTTCTAAGTACTTTTAAATCTAAGTTTAAGGATAAGTTCCGTGATAATAGGTAGCATTTCCCCCTGTTATTCTAGTTGGTAGGCTTAGTTTAATTTCATGGCGATAACTTATTTTCAGGATACTATTTTCAGTATTGAGAGCACCTTAACTGCTCCAGCTGCTGGAACTGCTTTACAGGTTGCTGTTAATAACCTTTTTTCTACAAAAGATTACACTCTTATTGTTACTGTCGCCAGTGTAGATACAAATGTAATTGTTCGTTTAGAAGGTAGTGTTGATGGTACAACTTATGCTCCAATTATTGCTAATCAAACAATAACTGCTAATGGTACGACTGTTTATAGTGTTTCGGGTAGACCAGTTAAATGGATTCGAACAAATTGGGTAAGTGAGTCAGGAGGAACTGCTGCCACTGTAACCTTTAATGTAGCGGCTGCATAAGATGGCAGGTCGTTTTAACACTGTTCAACCTACGACCAGAAATGGCTATCTTTTTGGTGCGAGAAGAGAAAATATACCTTGGGAATCTGAAGGACCTGACACTGGTAAACGTTTTCAACGAGGTCGAATATCTCGCTCTGACTCTATGCCAGATCGTATGGCTGGAGAATATGCTATTTCTGGAACACGCTCTGGGGAATTAGATGCACCTCAAGGTGTCGGAAGAAATTTTGTTCCAAAATATAAAGATGCTTGGGAAGTTGAGGCTAGAGAAGATGCTTATTCTCAGAGAAACCCTTGGCAGACTTTTGATGACGATTTAAATCCTCCAAAGGAACGTTGGTAAAAAGCCTTCGGCTATAATTATTTCTAAGTCTATCTGTAAATAAACGTGTCAAGCAGTAGTTCAAATAAACAGCCATTAATGGTGGATCGTCCGGCAACGATTTCAACCTTATTGACTGTTGCTTCAGGACAATTATTCTCCACAAGTCTTATCCCAACTGCTGTTGGTAATGCGACAAAAATTTTCGACGTTGACTCTGCGTTAACTGATACATCTATTAGTGGAGCTAGAATAGATGAAATTTGGTTTCGATATTCTAAACGAGTAAAGGAAGCTATCGATGCAAAGACAGCGACTGCTGGTACATATTCTGCTGCTTCTACAACGGTTACGGTAACTATTACTGCTGGACATAATATAGAAGTTGGTCAAGAAGTATTTTTAGATTTTCTGACGTATAATTCTGGTGCTGTACCAATTGATGGTAAATTTACAGTTTTAACAATTACTGCTACTACATTTACAGCTACGATTCCCAATATTGCTAGTGGAACAATTACAGGTAACGTAAGTGTTTATGTCCCTATTGATTTCTGTTTCTACTTAGTAAGTGCCGGTACAGTCACTAATATTAATCAGTTCTTCCCTTTATTTGTCACCAGTATTGAGTCTGTTGCTTCAAAACAGTCTTGCAGTATGACTATGAAGGAGGTACTTCCTCTTATTAATCATCCTACTGTTCAGTCTGGCGCTGCAAACTGGGGATCGGCTAATAATGAGATAGCTCCTAAACAA